ATCATATATCTTTAATGCAGTGGTTAGCGGTTCCATTTATGGTGGCGTTTCTAGTAATAAGATCACTGCCATCGCTGGTGAGAGCTCTACTGGAAAGACTTATTTTTCCTTGGCTGTTGTCAAAAACTTTTTGGACACTAACCCTGATGGGTATTGTCTCTATTTTGACACTGAAGCAGCCGTCAATAAAGGATTATTGGAGTCTCGTGGAGTTGATACGACACGGTTGGTTGTTGTAAATGTAGTTACTATTGAAGAGTTTAGAAGTAAGGCACTCAGAGCGATAGACATATACTTAAAAAAAGATGAAGAAGAGCGTAAACCTTGCATGTTTGTGCTAGACTCTCTAGGTATGCTTTCTACAGAGAAAGAAATTACAGATGCACTGAATGATAAACAGGTTAGAGATATGACTAAATCTCAACTTGTAAAAGGTGCGTTTAGAATGTTAACACTTAAATTAGGTCAAGCAAATGTCCCACTTATTGTCACAAATCACACGTACGATGTCATCGGAGCTTATGTTCCAACTAAAGAAATGGGAGGAGGTAGCGGACTCAAGTACGCAGCAAGTACAATCGTTTATCTCAGCAAAAAGAAAGAGAAAGATGGTAAGGAAGTCATCGGAAATATTATCAAAGCAAAGACTCATAAATCACGTTTAACAAAAGAAAATCGTCAAGTCGAAGTTCGTTTATACTATGATGAACGTGGACTTGATAAGTATTATGGATTACTTGAGTTGGGTGAGATAGGTGGTATGTGGAAGAACGTTGCAGGACGTTATGAAATAAATGGTAAGAAACTCTATGCTAAACAGATTCTTGCTAATACTGAAGAATATTTTACAGAAGAAGTAATGCAAAAACTTGATACTATCGCAAAAGAATACTTCTCATATGGAACGAATTGAAACAACGGTTCTTCGGAATCTAATTTATAATGAAGAGTTCTCTAGAAAGGTCATACCTTTCATTCAACCTGATTACTTTGAACAGAGATCTGAGAGGGTTGTCTTTGAAGAGATAACTAAGTTTATTGTGAAGTATGGTTCAGCAATAACCATAGAAGCATTAAATATAGAAACTGATAATCGAACAGATCTTACAGAAGCAGAAGTAAAAGAAGTTAGAGATATTAATAATTCATTAAAAGATATACCTGCAGATTATCAATGGTTGATGGATACTACTGAGAAGTGGTGTCGTGATCGTGCTATATACTTAGCATTAATGGAATCTATTTCGTTAGCAGATGGACAAGATGACGCTAAAGGAAGGGATGCTATTCCTACTATTCTCTCTGACGCTCTGGCTGTTTCTTTCGATAATCATATAGGACACGATTACTTAGAAGACTACGAAGAAAGATATGAATTATATCACAAGAAGGAAGATAAAATTCAATTCGACCTCGAATTTTTCAACAAGATTACAAAGGGTGGGATTCCAAATAAAACACTCAATATTGCTTTGGCTGGCACTGGTGTTGGTAAGTCTTTGTTTATGTGTCATGTCGCAAGCAGTGTGTTACTCCAAAACAAGAACGTATTATACATCACGCTTGAGATGGCTGAGGAGAAAATTGCTGAAAGAATTGATGCTAATCTTCTAAATATTCCAATACAGGATATTACTGATTTACCTAAACCTATGTTTGATAGTAAGGTAGTATCCTTATCAAAGAAAACTCAAGGTAATCTTATTATTAAGGAATATCCTACAGCATCAGCACATAGTGGTCATTTTAAGGCACTACTCAATGAACTATCATTGAAAAAATCTTTTAAACCTGATATAATATTCATAGATTACTTAAATATATGTGCGTCATCACGTTACAGGGCTGGATCAAATGTTAACTCGTATTCCTATATTAAAGCGATTGCTGAAGAGCTCAGGGGTCTTGCAGTTGAAGCTAATGTACCTATCGTCTCCGCTACTCAGACGACTCGTTCTGGCTATGGTAGTAGTGATGTCGATCTTACTGATACAAGTGAATCCTTTGGTCTCCCAGCCACTGCTGATCTTATGTTTGCTCTTATATCTACTGAGGAACTGGAGACGTTAAACCAGATAATGGTCAAGCAATTAAAGAATAGATATAATGATCCAACTATCTACAAGCGATTTGTGATAGGTATTGATCGTGCTAAGATGAGACTATATGACTGTGAACAGAAAGCACAAGATGATATTGTTGACAGCGGAAGCGAAGAAGAGTATAATAAAGAGGATAAAGCACCTAAAAAGTCTTTTGCTGAATTCAATTTTTAATTATGTCTGGAGATTACGAAACACACAAAAACCAACAACCTCATGTAAGTTATGCAGGAAACAAAGTTGACTTGGATAAGTATGCTTTATTCGTGGATGGTGTCACATCCGATCCCAGTAAAGATTATAAATCTTTCCTTGAGAGTCTTAGTGCCCTTGACGGAGAAGGTTCCAATATTCACAGGCTTCTTACTGCTGCTGTTGGGATTAGTGCTGAAGGTGGTGAATTTATGGAGATCGTTAAAAAAATGGTTTTCCAAGGTAAACCTTGGAATCATGATAATCGTGAGCATCTTGTTATTGAGTTGGGTGATGTGATGTGGTATGTGATGCAAGCATGTGCAGCATTGAACGTAACATTAGACGAAGTGATAGAAGGTAATGTAGAAAAATTAAAGAAGAGATATCCTGGTGGAGACTTTGACGTACACTATTCAGAAAATCGTGCAGCAGACGACAGATAAATAGTCAAAAAAGATGGCAGGTCAAAAAGGTTTCCTGTACGAAGCAGCGATACATAGAAAATTAAAGAACAAAGGTATGGTGCCTCTTGGATTTCAACCTGCAGCAGCAGATCCTAATAAACCTGATGGAAAATTTATCTACGATGGGAGAACATATAATTTAGAAGTTAAATTAAATTTTGAAGAATCTGATTTTGGTCAAGGAACATTAGATTATACTCCTAATGGTTGGGTTCTTGGTGGTGTGCAGGAGTTTACACAAGCAGGTATCCCACGAAAAGGTTTTGCAGCAGCAGAAAAGATGAGGCAACTTTTACGTGCAGTGGGCACAGAAGAGTTTGCAAATAAAAAATGGGGATATAAAGGAGCACCAAATAAGGGAACCATACCTAATGCAGATTTTACATTAGCAAATAAGAAACAAGATCAAGCAAAATTTAAGGATGCATATAAACCAATTGACAAAACAAGTATATGGGAATACTATGCAACTAAGGGTGTTTATTATATACAAATTGGAGGATATGGTTTGTATTACATGTCTGCAAATCCTGCAAACTTACCAATACCACCTCTTGATGTAACTGCTAGAGTTAGAATAAGATTGAAAGCAGGTAGTAGTATACCTGTATATAATTACAGATTTACTACAGCATTGTTAGTGCAAAGTAAACCTCAAAGGTCTACTCTAGACCTAGATAGCAGAACAGATCTTGATAAACTTGCAGCATAATGGACGATCTACTTAACTCATTAATTACAGAATTTAAAAAACAAAAAATTATTCGTGGAAATATCTATGATAATTTTATGTTTTTCTGCTATCATGCATTGGGTGCTGATAAAGATGATAAATATAGACATACGAGAGCATCTATTCTTAAAAAGTTTGCCGATAATAAAGATAAGATATTGGTAAAACTGACCCGAAACTAATGAAATCTTTTTTACAATTCATAAATGAATCTGCAGCACAACAAGCAGCTAGACTTGGTTTGGTTGGTGATGGTCATGGAGGATGGTACGATAAAGCAACTGGAGAGTTTACTGCAAAGACAGAGAAAGGTAGATTAAAGTTTTATAATAAGAGACAGAGAGTCGGTCAACAAGATCCACCACAGAGTGAGCAGGAGAAAAACTTATCAAAGACAACATATTCAGAGACACAACCACAAGAAGTTGAAGCACAACAGGAAGAACCACCATTCAAACCTAATAAGAAAAATAAGGGAACTCTTACAATTGCGTTTGGTAGATTTAACCCACCACATCTAGGTCATCTTCAGTTGATGAACACAGCATCTACTTCAGTTGAAGGTAAAAAAGATGATTATATGATTGTTCCATCAAGAAGTAATGATCCTAAGAAAAATCCTTTAGATCCTAACACTAAAGTTGAAATGATGAAAGCTATGTTTCCACAACATGCAGATAGGATTGTAAATGATGGAAATGTAAGAACTATATTTGATGTTCTTAATGCTGCAAATAATAGTGGATATGCAAATGTAAAGATCGTAGGTGGTGCAGATAGAGTTAAAGAATTTACAAAACTCGCTAACAATTATAACGGTAAGTTATATGATTTTGATAAAGTTGATGTGATATCATCTGGTGAACGTGATCCTGATGGTGAGGGTGTTGAAGGTTTATCAGCGTCTAGAATGAGACTTGCAGCATCTGAAAATGATTTCAAAGCATTTAGTAAGGGATTACCTAAAGATTTAGATAAAGATTCTAAGAAACAAATATTTACTGCAGTTAGATCCTCAATGGGTATTAATGAAGAGTGGGGTATCTGGGAAATGGCTCCTAAATTTGATTTACAAACTCTTCGTGAGAATTATGTTGATAATATTATCTACAAGTTAGGTGAAATGGTAGAGAATGTAAACACTGGTCTTGTGGGTAGAATCATCAGAAGAGGCACAAGTTATGTAATTTGCGTTACAGAAAATAAAATGATGTTCAAATCTTGGATAAAAGATATAAATGAAGTCAATAATTACAATAAACTCACTGCGATTAGTGGA